TGTCTGCTGTTCCAACCCGTAGGTTCGATACGAGCAGACGCTCTGCAACAAATTGCAGTTGACGTGGGACAATCAGCTTCATTCCACGAAGAGCAATGATCAAGCCACGCTCATCAACAAATCCAGCGATGCTAATCAATGCGTCTTCCAAAGAAGTCTCATTGAGGTCAGCAGCGGTTGCTGGCTCGTTGTTGAATGTGCCACCTGATGTCAATGGATGTGATGCATCACAAAGAGCAACACCGTCACCACCAGCAGAAGCACCAGCAGTAAACGCATTGTTCAGGATAGCAGCAGCTTTGACCTGCTTTGTGTGTGCCATAGAACGTGCGAGTGCACGAGTATAGCGTGAAGCCAGACGGTCATACAGGTTGTCCTCAACAGCTTCTTCAGTGATTGAGAAAGCCATTGCCACTGTCTCGTGGTTGTAACGAGCAGTGAAAGATTCGTTCGCATCG